TCAAGCTGTACTTTGGTGCAAGCTTTTGAATCAAATATATTATTAAAGAAAAAAAATTAAAAACCTTAAATCAAAATATAGTATGATCAAATTTTATTTTGCTGCGGCTTTTGTTACCGCAATTTAAAAGAAATGAAACGACACAGCTCTTCTCATCAGTGTCTTGCTTGTATTTCCGCAAGTTTTGTTTTTCCTTGTTAATCATCATTCTCTCATTTAACGCTATATGTCTTTTAACTATTTCTCCAAGTGACATGTCTATTTTTGTGCGGGCGTACATCACTCTCCTAAAGAAAAAATAGTAAAGAATCAAGTGTGTCATTGGAGTGCCAAGGGAGGGCATAACATCATTCAAAAATTTAAAAAGTTTTCTATCATCATTGTATTTCTTATTCCAAGGCATAAAAACGCGTTCTAAATACGCTTCGTTTGGTACTATTGGAATGTCTTTATAAATGCAATATTTATAAAATACCGGACAATTATCAACATTGTCAGCATCATAATGTTTAATATTTAAGAATTTGAGTCGCATACCCAATTTTTGACATCTTCTTTCAATTTCACTTACTATTTTGTTAGCATTATAATGAGGTGAATAACATGAAACAAGAAAATCATCTCCACCGACGATGAATCTAAAATTCTTTGCTCTGTTAGCACCAACGTTGTAAACAAGTGAAATGAGGTTAATAATACTACCTAAAACTGAAGTGCTCTTCACACCCGACGGTAGACCGTGATATATTCTAAAAACGTCACCTCGGAGCACATAATAATCTTTAATAGACAAACTATCATATATTCCAAGGAAATGCTTATCCACGAATTCGCTATTTATTTCGAACAAACATCTCATTATAGCAACTGCACACGTAATCATCCTCAAATACAGTGTGCTGTCGAATCTTTTATAATCACCTTCAAGAACGTATTCTGATGAATACGTATCATCACGAAGTCTTTCCCATTCTAATATAGAATTACCTATATAAATTGGACCAGATTTAACATCTAAGATTTTATTTGTTAAAATGTCATTCCAAGGTGATGAAGTTAACTCAACGTGTAATTCGGGCATATGTACAGCCCGACTAACCGCCAATTCTCCATCTTCGTAAGTATGGTCCCTTTTGTTTCGTGCGCCAATTGTATACACACCAGGGAACATTGATTCATGATCAATTTTTAAAAAATTAGTGTTGGTAATATAATTCCATCGACGTGTAGCAATTTTAAAAGAATCAGAAAGGGCTTCACCTTTATTTTTCATTTTGAAACACTCCTCATAACGATACCCGGGTTTCTTATTGACGGAAATTTCAACATCCTCCAAATAATTTATGTCAGGTACTACATTTGTGTAGTACATTTTAAGTTTTCTTAACACTACTCTAGCAGCATCATCAAGTTTCCTGACATTGTTATGATCCGGATATTTTGAAAATTCCCCCTGAAAATCCGGGGACATTGTTCTTTGAAGTGTATGAATATTTGTTCTATAACAACCTTCAACAATAACGCATTTATTTATATCAATATTATACGCGTCAAGAACGGTTTTAAATTCATAATACATCAACGCACACCGCCAGTTGACTTTCCTAAATTTTTGTGCGCGTGTAGCACTGCGGATTTCAGATTTCCCCAGATATTTAGCATTATAGTTATCCGCACTTAAAACGGTATATTTTCTGTTCTTATCGATAAGTTGGTGGACTAAACCATTATCAAGAACAGCGTATCTCAGTTTTGGTGAAATTTTCTTTTTCAACTTTCTTACAGAAGTTTTAGTGCGCTTTTTAAAATTATTTTTATAATTGTTATCGTCTAAAGAATTAGAAATTTTTGACATATTTTTAGAAACAGCACCCATGGAAGAAGTTTCGACTATTCCACCAGAATTTCTATTTCTATCAAAATAGTCACACAATTCATTGACGTAACTAGAATATTTAATAAAGCGCTGATACGGTGTAGTTTTTAATTCTTTGGCAAAATATTCAGATAATTGCCATCACTCACTTCAGAAAATTCTCTAAATCTATCAATCTTCATTTGCCTTACACGCATTCTCATCGCCTTTTGCGATTGCTTTGCAATAAATTTTTTGAAGAAATCTTCATCTTCA